TGTCGGAGCCTGAACTACCAGCGTTACCAGAGCCTCAAGTAGACTTAACACAACCAGAGTTTACAACTCCTGACATTGATATTCCTGTAGATTCACCAGAGTTTGTACAGCCTCCTATAGACATAGCTCCACCTCCTGTATTTGTACAACCTCCACAGCCTATTATACCTACGCCTACAACAGGGGGCGGTGGTGGAGCATCAGGTGGCTTGTTGTCAAGAGGAAGTGTAACTGACGCTGTAATCACAGGAAACTTTGGTGGGTTAGCCGGAGGACAACCGCCTGCACCACAGCCTACACCTGCACCACAGCCTACACCAGAGCCATCTGACAATATATTTGAAGACACTGTTGCTGGCCCTAGTGCAGAAGAACAATTAGCACAAGAGCGTCAAGAACAACAACAAAGAGAGGAACAAGAAAGACTAGAGCGCGAAAGGCAGCAGCAAGCAGACAGAGAAAGGGCTGAAGCAGAAGCGGAAGCAGCAAGAAGACAACAAGAGCAAGAAAGACAAGAAAGAGAGAGACAAGAGCAACAAAGGTTAGAGCAAGAAAGACAAGAACAACAAAGGGCAGAACAAGAAAGACTTGAGCAACAAAGGCTAGAAAGAGAGAGACAAGAGCAAGCAGAAAGAGAAAGGGCAGCAGCAGAAGCTAGGGAACGTGCAGAACAAGAAAGACTTGAAAGAGAAAGACAGGAACAAGAAAGATTAGAGAGAGAAAAAGCAGCGGCAAACGCGCTTAGGGAATCTCTTGCATCTGCACAAGGAGACTTAGCGGATCAACGTGAAACTATACAAGCTCAACAGTCAGACATAGACAGCCTTAACGACTCTGTATCTAGTCTAACAAGCACTGTTAATAATTTAGAGACTAGCTTACAGGAAGCTAGGGCTGCTAGAGAAGCTGCCATACAGCAAGGTAATGACCGTTTAGCAGAATCTATGGAAAGGTACGAAAACTTGTTGGAAGAACAAGCTAACGAATCCAGACAGATTCTAGAGAACGCTATAGCCGCTGGTGAAACAAGGGTAGAAGAAGCTGTATCTGCTGGACAGGAAGCCGTAAATGCTGCTATTGAAGCCGGTAATGCCGCTGTAGCGAATGCTGTAGCTGCTGGTGAAGCTCTAGGAGAGCAACGGTTTGGTGAAGGCAGGGGCCAAGGCAGAGGTGAAGGTGCTGGCGCAGGTATAGGTGCAGGGCTAGGTTTAGGTCTTCTTGCTGGCATGGGTGGAGGCGCTGGAGGCACTGGAGGCTATACGCCACCTGACTTTGAAGACTATCAGTTTAGAAAAACATATCAAGCCCCTGAGTTACTAGAGCTAGCGCCACAATACGAAAGTTATAAAGCCCCTACACTACAAGGGTTATTTAGAGGATTCATATGAGTACGCAATATCTAACAATAGTAAACGAGGTACTGCGTCGGCTACGTGAAGACGAAGTATCTGCTGTAGCTAACACAGCTTACTCTAAAATGGTAGGTGACTTTGTAAACGATGCTAAGCGTATTGTAGAAGATTCACATGACTGGTCTACGTTACGAACAACTATTGTTGTCCCTACGGTAGCCGATACTACAGAATATAGCTTGACAAACGCTGGAGAACGTGTTAAAATATATAGTGCTATCAATGACACATCAAACTTTTTTATGCGCTATGAGTCACCTAACTGGTTTAATAACGCATATTATATCTCTGGTGAAGTCACGGGCACTCCAGACTCCTATACGTTCAGTGGTATAGACAGTAATGAAGACACTAAGGTACAGGTGTATCCTAAGCCTGACGCAGTGTACTCTTTACGCTTTGACCTTATTGCAAGAGAAGCTGAGTTATCTGGCGATACAGACACTACAGTGTTACCTAAGAACGCTATTATCCACAATGCTGTAGCTTTGTTGGCTAGAGAGCGTGGTGAGACAGGCGGTACTACTTCACAGGATTATTTCTTAATTGCAGACAAGCATTTATCGGATGCTATTGCAATAGATGCCTACAAGAATCCTGAAGAATTTATCTACAGAGTACCCTAATGGCTGAGCAACGTCAAAACATATACATAGGTGCTCCCGGCTTCAAAGGTCTTAACACACAGGACTCTCCTGTAACACAAGACCCTGCTTTTGCGTCTATCGCTGAAAATGCTGTTATTGACAAGTTCGGCAGGATTGCAGCGCGTAAGGGTCTAAAGAAGCTAACAAGCAGTGCTACACCTTTAGGGTCTAGTATTGGCATAGAGACTATCTTTGAATACATAGACGAAAGTGGCGACAAGGTTGTATTTTCCTCCGGCAACAATAAAGTATTTACAGGGACATCAACACTTACGGACGTAACTCCTTCTGGCTATACACCTACAGCTAATAACTGGAAGATAGTTAGTCTTAACAACCATGCTTACTTTTTTCAACGTGGTCACGAGCCGCTAATATATACTGATGAGTCTGGATCTGGTGTCTTAGATAACATTAGCGACCATTCACATTCCACAGGCACTGCACCTCAAGGTAATGAAGCATGTGCAGCTTTCGGTAGACTCTGGGTAGCTGATGTTACTGGTAATAAACATACTTTGTTCTTTAGTGATTTACTTAACGGTCACGCTTGGACAGGGGGTAGTTCAGGATCACTAGACTTAACTACTGTTTTCCCTGAAGGCTTTGATGAAATAGTGGCTGTACGAGAGTTTAACAACTTTTTAGTTATCTTTTGTAAGAGAAGCATTCTATTGTACTCTGGGGCTTCGTCTCCTTCTAGCATGACATTATCTGATGTTATTACAGGCATTGGTTGTATTGCTAGAGACAGCGTACAGGCCATAGGTACAGATTTAATTTTTTTATCTGACTCTGGACTGCGTAGCTTAGGTAGAGTTATACAAGAAAAGTCTAACCCTATAGGTAACGTGTCTAGGAATGTAAGAGACACAATGATGCTCGCTGTTAACAATGAGACAAACAACATCAAGTCTGTTTACAGCCCAGAAGAATCTTTTTATCTTTTGTTCTTACCAACGTCCTTAGAAGTTTATGTGTTTGACATGAGAGGAACACTAGAAGACGGTAGCTACAGAGCAACTATATGGGCAGGTATAAATGTACTTTCTGGCGCTAGACTTGCAGACGGTACTTTGTATTTAGGCAATGCTAAAGGTATAAACGAGTACGATGAGTTTCTGGATGACACAGATACTTACGTAATGAAGTACTTTACTAACCCTATGTCTTTTGGCGATCCTTCCAGAATTAAGATGTTGAAGGAAATATCCTTTACAGTCATAGGCGGCTCAGGTAGTCAAGTAGTTGGCAACTGGGCTTATGATTATACGGAAGGTTACAGTAAACAGGCGTTTACAGTAGCCACAAGTTTAATTGCTGAGTATGGTGTCTCTGAGTACAATGTTAGCACATCGGAATATAGTGCAACTATTGTTATTGACGTAGCTAGAGTAAAAGCTACAGGCTCAGGTAAAGTCGCTACTATCGGTATTGAAGCAACAATTAACGGTGGTGCTTTATCCATTCAAGAGTTAAACACTGAAGCAATTTTAGGTAGACTAATTTAATGACTAATTATACAAAGACAACGAACTTTGCAACTAAAGACACTCTGCCTTCCGGCAATGCCAATAAGATTGTTAAAGGCACAGAGATTGATACAGAGTTTAATAACATTGCAACTGCTGTAGCAACTAAGGCAGACACTGCTGGCCCTACGTTTACTGGTACTACTACATTTGAAACATTGTCAGATGGGACTATCTCTATCACTGCTTTTGTCGATGAAGACAACATGGCATCCGACAGTGCAACACTTCTGCCTACACAACAGTCAGTCAAAGCATATGTAGACTCTCAGGTTACTGCACAAGACTTAGACTTCCAAGCAGACTCCGGTGGTGCTCTAAGCATTGACTTGGACTCAGAGACACTTACGTTTACTGGAGGCACTGGTGTAGACACAAGCGGCTCTGGTAACGCTGTTACGTTTGCTATTGACAGCACTGTAGCTACCCTGACAGGCTCACAAACGCTAACCAATAAGACACTTACCTCGCCTACGCTTAACACACCTACTATTGGTACTTCGTTTACTATTGGCTCCGCTACAATTACTGAAGCAGAACTAGAGATTCTGGATGGTGCTACAGTAACTACAGCAGAGCTAAACATTCTGGATGGCGTTACAGCGACTACGGCAGAGCTTAACTACGTCGATGGCGTTACGTCAGCCATACAGACACAGATAGACGCTAAAGCGCCTTTAGCATCGCCAACGTTTTCCGGGACGGTGACTACCGCTGCAATAACCGGCACGTCTGCAACTTTTACCGTAACTGATAATTCAGACAATTTATCTTTGGTTAGCAGTGATACTGACGATAACTCTGGCCCGAATCTGCGAATGTATCGCAACTCTAGCTCTCCCGGTGATAACTACGCTCTTGGTCAAATAGACTTTGAGGGCAAAAACGACGCCTCGCAAGACGTTCGCTATGGCTTTATAAGCGCCAAAATTAGTGATGCTAGCGATGGCACTGAAGATGGACAGTTACGCTTCTTTACGATTGCGGGTGGCACAGAAACGCAAACGATGACTTTAGATTCAGGCAGAGTCGGCATCGGGGTTACTCCAGAGGCTTGGACAGTATTCAATCCAGTTTTGCAAATTGGGCGAGGT